ACGTTTATTGTTGGCCCAACACCAGATGCTACGTACATTGTAGAGTTGCACTATTACTACTACCCGCCATCCATTGTGACTGCGGGTTCAACGTGGCTTGGTGATAACTTTGACTCTGTGTTGTTGTACGGATCGCTTGTAGAAGCTTATACTTACATGAAGGGCGAGACTGACATGATGGCGCTGTATAACGGCAAATATCAAGAAGCTGTTGCCCTTGCAAAACGTTTGGCCGATGGTATGGAGCGTCAAGACGCGTATCGTTCTGGACAGTTCCGACAAAAGGTGACTTGATATGGCAATTGCACAAACAGCAACCACAAGCTTTAAAGTTCAACTGCTACAAGCGGTTCACAACTTTGGCCCCACATCGCCCAACACTTTTAAGATTGCGCTGTTTACAGCCGCAGCAAATTTGACTGCAAGCACCACTGCATACACAGTAGGCATGACTGGTGAAGTGGCTAACGGTAACGGGTATACAACGGGCGGAAATACATTGGTGATTTCAATATCCCCAACTTCTGGAAACAACTCATTGTCTATACCAACTGCGTTTATTTCGTTTAGCAATACAAGCTGGACAAACGCTTCGTTTACAGCACGTGGCGCGTTAATCTATAACGACTCTGTGGCGGGTGATCCATCCGTTGCGGTGTTGGATTTTGGCGCGGATAAAACAGTAACCAATGACACTTTCCAAATTATTTTCCCAACCCCCGATGCCAACAGCGCCATTGTGCGCATTTCTTAAGGACTCGTTATGAGCAACGAAATTTCAATTGCCCAAGACAGCGTTACAGCTTCTTTGACCACCAACCGCACAGCTTCTGAGGGCGTGGGCGCTGGTGGTGTATACACCGCAACTTGCGTAGGGCCAGACGGTCAAGTCAAGTGGACTGATACTTTCCATAACTTAGTTGTGAACGAAGGTCTGGTTAGCATGAACACCTCATATTTTAAAGGCGTGGGCTACACAGCGGCTTTCTTTTTGGGTCTGGTCAGTGGCGCAACTTCTCCAACATATGCGGCGGGCAACACAATAGCCTCCCATGCTGGCTGGACGGAGTTGGTTCCCGGAACAGCCTATACAGGTAACCGCCCTGCGGTGACTTTTGGTACATCAACTTCAGCTAACCCTTCGGTAATTACATCAACTGCTGTTTCTTACGCAATGCTAGTAAATAGCACGGTGGTAGCAGGCGCGTTCTTGTGTACCGTAGCTTCAGGCACTTCAGGTACTTTATTCTCTGCTGGTAGCTTTAGCGGCGGTAACAAAACTGTTGACTCAGGTGATACATTGAACGTGACTTATTCTTTCTCCCTGACCGGTTCTTGATAGGACTGATCGGTGTTTGGAGATGTTGCATTTGCCCAGACACCCTTCGCCGCTTTAGGCGGGGCAACGTTCGCCTCTTCTTTATCTGAAGCGGCTAGTGGTTTAGACACTGTGGTAGTTCCTAGTGTCATTAGAGGCGGCTTGCAGGGCGAAGCAGGTTCGGGCGTATCAATAGTAAGTAGTTTTGGCAATATTATGCTGGCAACACAAGCAGATGCCGCAAGTGGTGTGGCCTCAGTTAGTAGTTTTGGCAATATTATGTTAGCCACCCAAGCTAGTGTTGCTAGTGGCGTAGATACTCAAACGGCTATTGGAACTATGCTAGCTACGCAGGCAGAAGCCGCGACAGCTTTAGCCGCGCAGTCAGCCATTACCACGGTTTTAGCGACTATTAACGAAGCGGCCATGGGAGTGGCATCAGTAAACGGTAGCCGTCTTTTCTCGGTTGCGGTGGCAGAAGCAGCTTCAGGGGCGGCTACACAAACAAGAACTTTGCTTGCTAGGGCTTCCATATTAGAATTGGCCAACGCGCTTGCAACTTGTTCAGCAGTTAGAACAGTAAATGCAAATGTGACGGGTATTCAGCTTCTTGTTTCTATTGGTAATGTCCTTGTGTGGGCGACAATAGATGACAGTCAGAACCCAAACTGGCAAAATATAGATGATACTCAAACACCCGGTTGGATTAACCTTCCGTCGTAAGGATTTAAGATGGCACTTGTACTAAAAGATCGGGTCAAACAGACCGCTTCCGCGCCGGGTACGGGTACGATTACTCTGCTGACAACGCCTACAGGGTTCCAATCTTTTGCCGCAGTTGGTAACGCCAACACAACTTACTTTGCAATTGTTGATTCTGCGTCCGGTGATTGGGAAGTTAACTACGGCACGTACACATCATCTGGAACGACATTAAGTCGTAGTGCATCACCGCTGTCTTCTTCTGCTGGTGGAGCTTTAGTTAATTTCACAGGCACAGTTGATGTGTTTGTAACATACCCCTCTGAAAATGCAGTATGGCGAGACACGTCTGGCACTATTGTCCAAAGTACTTTTGGCGCAATCACAGCTACTTCTGCGGCGCTGACTACGGGTACGGTATCTACTACTCCTTCGGCTAATACTGACATTGCCAACAAGAGCTACGTAGATGGTTTGGTTACGCAAGGTATTTCATACCATGAACCTGTATATGTTGAGTCACCTAATACTGCTGGCAATTTAAACGCGCTGTACAACCAGCCCGGCGGTGCAGGCAATGGGGTTGGAGCCACACTTACTAACAATGGTACTAAAGCAGCGCTGACCATTGACGGTATTTTAATGACCACAACCAAGAGGGTCTTAATCTACAACCAAACCAACGCTTTTGAAAACGGCGTCTACACGGTTACTACCGTTGGAACTCCAGATCCCGGCGGCACAAACTGGGTATTAACTCGTTCAACAGACGCAAACACGTATGGATTACGTGACCCAAATGCGCTAGGCTACAACGATGCTTTCTTTGTTACCAACGGAAATACAGGTGCGGGCGAGACTTACGTCTGCACAACCACTGGCGTTATTACGTTTGGCTCAACAAATATCACCTTTGCACAGATCAGTTCTGCGCAGGTTTATTCTGCGGGCACGGGTTTAACGCTTACTAATACAACCTTTAGTATCACGCCAACAGGAACTGCTGGCACATACGGCTCTGTTTCTGCTGTTCCTGTGTTTGTAACCAATGCGCAGGGCCAAGTTACTTCTGTTACAAACACCAACATTGCAATCAGCGGCTCTGCGGTATCAGGAAACATTGCTGGCTCTGCTGGTTCAGTGGCCAACTCACTCACTGCGGGTACGTACTTAACAGGTACGGCGTTTAATGGCTCTGCCGCCCAAACATGGACAGTGGATGCTACGTCAGCTAACACGGCTTCCAAGGTTGTTGCACGGGATGCCTCGGGTAACTTCTCAGCGGGCACAATTACAGCGACTCTAAGTGGCGCGGCTACAAGCGCAACAACAGCTACCAACTTGGCTGGCGGCGCGGCTAATCAAATTGCGTATCAAACGGGCGCAGGTGCGACAACTTTTACCGTAGCCCCCAGTGCAAGTAACCAAGTCCTTAGTTGGAACGGATCAGCATACACATGGGTAGCCGGAACAATTTCTGGCGTGGCGCTTGGCTCCAACTTAAATAGTATTACCGCTGGTACATACCTTACAGGCACAGCTTACAACGGTTCGGCTGCACAAACATGGACAGTAAACGCAACATCCGCAAACACAGCTTCTACAGTTGTAGCTCGTGATGCTTCGGGTAACTTCTCCGCCGGTACGATTACTGCGGCACTGAGTGGTAATGCAACATCCGCAACTACGGCCACAACTGCAACCACGGCTACAACAGCAAATTTTGCTACAACGGCAGGTTCTATTACGGGTCAAGCAAATAGCGCAACAATTACTGCGGCGACGGCAGCGACTCCCAATACTATTGTTTTGCGCGATGGAAGCGCGGATACACTAGTTCGGTATAGCAATGCAAGCTATATGAACTCTACAGACGATACAAGTAGTACCGGCCTTACGTACATCATGGCCAAGTTTGGCGATAACTACTATCGTTCTGCTTCAGCCGCAAAAGTAGCTACGTTCATCAGCGGTCAGTCAATGAACATCTCGGGGACAGCAACTAACGTCACGGGGGTTGTTGCAGTTGCAAACGGCGGTACAGGTTTATCCAGCACCCCATCAAACGGGCAGCTAGACATTGGTAATGGTTCAGGGTTTACTAGAGCAACGCTGACTGCTGGCACAGGTATTTCTATCACAAACAGTTCAGGCGCAATTACAATCGCATCCAGTGGCGGCGCTTCCTTATCAGTAGCTCAAGGCTACTTTTTCACAAGCTTCTAAGGGGAAACAAACATGGCAAACGGACGACTCGGCTCAGCAACGGTAGGCCCATACAACGCCGCACTTGTGTATTCAAATACATCTGCCAATGCCGCCGCAATTAATGTTCAAGCAACTGATTTAAACACCACAACAAACGCCCAATTTTCTCTTGCGGTTGATTCAGCGTCTGTATCGGTCAACCAAACGACGACGGCTGTGGCTATGAGCTCAGGAAATACGACTGGTGGAGTTTGGTGGCTTGATCCTGTAAGCAAAACAACACCTGTCAAGTTTATGTTTCAGAATAAGTCACAAGGTGATGGGAACTTTACAAATAATTACTGGAATGGTTCTGCTTGGGCGACCGCTGGAAGCGCTGGAACGATTGGTAATTATCCCGGCATCAAAATAGACCCATATTTTTATACCAATTTTTCAGAATACAACAACAAAACAGCGCCTATTTTTATAGTGCCTATGGCTATAGTAGGCAATAGTGATTCTGCACGAGTAAGAACTTACAACTTAAACGTGATTACTGGAGCACAATTAGGTAGGATTTTACTTGCTGATGAGTCTAACGGCGCTACTACTGCAGGTCTCGATACTGCCGCTTCGTATCAAGGCTGCGGACAAGATGCCGATATGTATACCGACATTACGGTAGGTTGCAATTCTTCTGGTTATCAGAGCGTCTATAGGTTATCAGGCGGCGAGTCCGCTAGATCCAGCGATTCCATAATTTACCAATCATGCGGAGGTTCGAGCATTGCGGGCGCGAATGCGTTTTGGTTCGCGCCGCGCTTTATGGTGTCTAATGGGTTTTATGTCATACAAGCCACTGGGCATCCCTATTCGGTTTATGCAATTGCCGACCAAGAACTTGCAAATCTTACAGGCACCCCAAGTAATGCTTTTAACTGGACAGGTTCAGCGTCAGGGGCAAGATGGTCAGGCTTTAGCCCTAGTGGTTCACAGTATGACATAAGCTGGTTTGAGTGGAACCCTAACACCGAGAGATTCTATATGGAGTGGATTGGCGGCGGTCGCCATCAAATTCTTTCTGCCTCTAAAGCTGATATAAGGGCTGTGCAATTTGGCACCACAACAACTTCAAATCTTTCTGTATTTAGACAAGAAGCCGCCACTACGCCTTGGACGGGGAGTAACTACATTCAACGTCCACGTCGAATTGGAAGAAGTTTGTGGCAAGCAATTTCAAACAACGGTAATGCGTACGTTTCTACAGACTTGATAAATTGGACAGTTGCCACAACTTATTGGCCCACTATAGGATTGCCAGCAACTACGACTACGTTTAATGGAATTAACGCAACAAGTTATTTGTATCTAGGGGCTGGGGTTGCAAACGTAAATCAGTTTGCGTCTGGTTTTTTAAATGTTTCGCAAAATGCTACGATTGAGCACTTTACTACTTTTAGCAATTACCAACGCACAGGTTTAGTACTTAGCCCGGGTGATAAGCTGTATTGCCAGAACTACGGCACTGTATCTTATTCAATTAACGTGATGGGTTATGAGGGATAAACATGGCACGAATAATAACCACGATCGGCGCAAGCGCAACGGCTGGTTTAACTGCGGCTCAAGTGCTTGCTATAGTTCAAGCAAACGCTGGGTACGAGTACATCAAATTTGTGCCGTTAACTGGTACGGTATCTTTTATTGATGTATTAAGTTTAGATTCAACCATTTACACCCAATTCAGGCTTGTGTGTTCTGGTATGAACATGGTAAGTGGCGGTGGGCAAACTGTGTACTTTTACACTGGCTATGGCAACGCGGTGGATCAAACGGGCAATAGGTATGCTAATGCAGCGTTTTCAATGCCCACCACGTCCAGTGTGTCCTACGGCAATTCCACGTCATCCTCAAACTCTTGGCAAGCCAACAACTTTGGTGATGGCGGGTCTACCTATTCTTGGAACCCTACGTTTGATCTTAGGTTTACACCAGATTTCTCGACTACTGATGCGCAGTTTTGGGGCGTTTGCAATAGCTCCTCTAATCAGTTTAATGGCAACATTGCAGGATCTCATAATCAGAGCGGCTCAAATATTCCTAACATGTTCCGCATTCAAGGTGGTACTTCTAACTTAAATGGTACTACTGCCAGAAATTCAGGTATCTACGTACTTGGTATTAGAAAGAGAACATCATGACAATAGAAGTAGTTGAAGATACCGCAACGCCAGACCCCAACAGGGTGGTTCGTTTTGTATGCATTGATGGTCTAATTCGTGAAGCTAACGATGAAGAGTTGACTTCTATTCTTGAGAATGAAGCACGAGCCGTTCGCGATGCCCTTGCGTATCAAACCGCATTGATGCGTGAGCAACGTACTAGTTTACTTGCCGCGTCTGATTGGGTTGAATTACCTTCCGCAACGTCTAGGCTGAATGCTGAACAGTTGGCGGCTTGGATGTCATATCGTCAAGCATTGCGTGATGTACCTGAACAAGAAGGCTTCCCAAACACGCATACTTGGCCCGCACAACCTTAAAGGATAATCATGGCCGCACAAACAACACAACTGCAGTTACTTACCCCGACACAAGGTACGCTCCCCGGTATATGGGGCGACACTGTCAACAACGGTATTACTGAGTATGTCAATATTGCCATCGCCGGTACCCTGTCTTTTGCAGGTGATGGGGCAATAACGCTAGTTAACACAGTTGGAAGTTCAAGTTCAACCAACTTTAACTCGACCACAGCGCAGTACATGGCCATACGCATTACAGGTACGCTGACTACAACCAAGATAATTACCGGCCCAAGCTACAGTAAAGTTTACCTAGTGGACAACGCCGCTACGGGCGGCAGTGTTGCTTTCCAACGCGCTGGACAAGTTACGCCAGTAACGGTTGCTGCCGGTACACGAGTTTTTGTCTATTACAACGGAACCGACTACGTCACTATTGCTGGCGGGTTAATCAATCTGGCATCTGGGGTAACGGGAACGCTGCCCGTCTTAAATGGTGGTACAGGTGTAACTACTTCAACAGGCACAGGCAACGTGGTGTTGTCCACTTCGCCAACACTTGTAACACCCGTGCTGGGCACGCCAACTTCAGGCAACCTAGCCAACTGCACATTCCCTACGCTGAACCAAAACACAACAGGCACTGCGGCCAGCGTGCCATTACTGCAGACAACAAACTTTAGTATCTCTGAGGTTGGCGGTAAGTTGGTGTTTAAATACGGCGCTACTACAATTGCTAGTATGGACAGCGGCGGTAATATAACTACCATAGCAAACGTGACAGCTTACGGTACGCCATAAGGATTACGTATGGCACTTTCACTTTCAGATATTCGGATTGAATTTGGTGGGACAAACCCAACAAGTTTGAACGAGTACTACGCTGGTGGTGGTTTAGTCCCTGCGGGTACTATTGGTACGTACGGCCCCATACCCAGCAGTGGCACAATTTCAATACAAAGCTTTATTGGTGCAGCTAATGTCGAAGTTCCTGTAAACGTGACCCTACCTTATGTTTTTGGTACTTCCTTGACCGGCGAGACTATAACAGTAGCTACTGGCGCTTGGGATAATATTACCGGTGCTAGTTTAGCGGTAGTTAGTTATCAATGGAAACGCGGTGCTACAAATATTGGAACAAATCAAAACACGTACGTGTTAACTACGGCTGATTTAGGTTTTGACGTAACTTGTGTAGTGACATATACGAACGCTGCTGGCTTTGCTTCTGCTACAACCACAAACGGTGGATACACTGTTCAGTTGACTACTACTGGATCGTTGACAATACCAGCGGGTATTACGCTATTTAATATTTCACTTAAAGCGCAAGATGGTGAGCCGGGCGGCGCATTGTATTGGGCGGAGCAAGTTGGTACACCGACAAACTCTTATTACAACGACGACCAATACCCATTTATAGCCCCGCCCCGTGCACCAACTTATTACGGTGACTCTTACCCCGGTAACCCGGCAGGTATTGTTGCTATATACACATTTAACCCTAGCGGGGGTTTTACAGCGTATTGGATTATGACCTATGGATATTGGTTAGGGCTTTCCTCGCCCCCTCCTGCCGGTGGTTTGGAAACAAACGCTACTTTGAACCAATTGTCAGGCCCTCTTGTATACGTCAAAGCCGGAACTACGGGCGTTTCTACCTACACTAGCTACACTAACATTCCAATAGACGGAACAAGTCAAACACTATCATTCAATATACCTCCGGCTGTTGGATCACGCACTGGCGGTGGTATCAGATACGGTTTTATAAGATAAGCCATGATTCATGCGTTGGCTCATACTGTTACTACTGTTGGGGCTAGTTGGAGCCGTAGCCAAGAATGGCTGTCATGTGCGCGAGTTCTATGGCATAGCTTACACCGTTCACGACCCTACCCTGCGGCACAGAGAAATGATGTCGTGGCTAGACAAAAATGCAGATCATTGCAAGTCAACGGATTACACAGTTATTTGGAACAATCTGGCAGAGTGGGCGGGCGCGGCAGACTCCACGTGGCTTAGAGCCAAAGTTGTACATGGATACAAAGACGCACTTGATCGAGAAAAGAAATGACCAAGAAGCCAATACCCAGACCGCCAAGAAAGCCGCAGATAGAAGTGAAAGAAAAGTTGACGCTGTGGGTAACTCTGATGGTAAGCGCAACCCTGTGCATCTCTGTTTTGGCTATGGTGGTCAGCTTTATGCTTGGCCTTTGGGCAAAAGAAGTGGACAACGCAGAAATCTTCAAGATGATTTCACCCGCTTTTTCTACACTTATCGGCGGCATGATTGGGTTCCTGAGTGGTATCAAACTCATGCAGAATGAAGACAAAAAGGAGCACAAATGTTAGACATTCTTTCTGGGGGCTTGCTAGGCTCCATCTTTGGCGGCTTGTTCCGCATGGCTCCTGAAGTCCTAAAGTTCTTTGATAAAAAGAACGAGCGCCTGCATGAGATGGCAATGTTCTCCCGCCAGTGCGAACTTGAACAACAGCGGGGTCAAATGCGTTTAGCTGAAATTGGCGCACAGCGGGAAGCCGCTATTGACGTAGGCGTAATGGATGCGTTTAACAACGCTATTGAGCAACAGGCTCAGATGGTTAAAGCTGCGGGTGGTTGGGCTGCTAGTCTGTCTGCATCCGTGCGTCCGGTCGTTACATATTGGGTGCTGTTTGTTTGGTCTTTTGTCCACGTATGGTTTGCATGGAACGCATGGCTTGCCGGTGCGCCAGCTATTGAAGTGTTCAAGACCATGATGACACCTGATTTCTCAGCCCTGCTGTCTGGAACAATAAATTATTGGTTTCTTGACCGCACTTTGAAGCAGCGTGGAATATGAACTTAGAGTTAGCCGCAGCCCTATGCCGTCAGTTTGAGGGCTACCGCGCCAAGCCGTATTTATGTCCGGCTGGCGTAGCCACGATTGGCTATGGTTCTACCTACTACGCAGACAAACGCAAGGTAACTTTGGAAGATGCCCCAATGGATGAACCTACGGCACGGGCGCTTTTGATGATTGAGCTTGAGCATACGTACCTACCCGGCGTTCTGCGTAACTGCCCCGGCTTGATTACTGACGTTCGCAAGTGCAATGCTATTGTTGATTTTGCCTACAATTTAGGCACAGGACGCTTGCAGACTTCCACGTTAAAGAGGAAAATCAACGCCAATGATTGGGAAGGGGCAAAAGAACAACTGATGCTCTGGACTAAAGGTGGCGGCAAGGTTTTGCCGGGCTTGTTAAAACGCCGCACGGCTGAGTGCGCCCTACTGGATTGACCGATGCCATTACAAAAGATTCTGTTTAAGCCGGGCGTTAACCGGGAGAACACTAGGTATACGACCGAAGGCGGTTGGTATGAGTGCGACAAGGTGCGTTTCCGTCAAGGCAACCCCGAAGTTATTGGCGGCTGGCAACAAATTTCAAGCTACACATACAGCGGTGTGTGTCGTTCGTTGTGGAATTGGACTGCGCTTGATGGCGCTAATTACATTGGCGTTGGTACTAATGTTAAATTTTACATTGCACAGGGTGGTTTTTATTATGACATTACCCCAATTGCCTCAACTGTAACGCTGGGTGCAAATCCCTTTATTGCCGACGGAACGACTACAGTTACGGTTACCGCAAGCACATCAGGTCTGACCGCAGGTACGTACGTCACTTTCTCAGGAGCAACTGGTACATATGCTACCGAACTTACCGGCGAGTTTCAGATTGTTTCCATAGGCGCTACTTCATTCACAATTACTGTCACCCCAGCATTAGCTGCGGGATCTTATGGTGGTTCGGCTGTTGTGGCTACATACCAAGTCAGTGCTGGCCCTGCTACGCCTGTACCTCTTTTGGGCTGGGGCGCTGGCACTTGGGGTGAGACAGGCACTACATGGGGGTTTGGTGGTACGTCTACATCTGCACTGCGTTTGTGGAGTCAAATAAATTACGGCCAAGATTTAATCTACGGCCCACGCGGTGGAGGTCTGTATTACTGGGCGGCTAGCGGTGGTCTAAGCACTCGCGGTGTATTGCTCAGTTCATTGGGCGGCACGGTGTCGTTTACCAACGCATCTCCCACTGTTGTAACTTCTACTGTTCTTTATACCGAAGGTGCGGCGCTGCAATTCTCTGGCGGTTCGTTGCCAACAGGTATTACAGCAGGGACTACATACTATGTGTTTGAGGTTAACGGATTAACATTTAAACTTCTTACCTACGCAGGGGTGGTAGTAAACACTTCTTCCGCAGGTACAGGTACAGTCTCAAACATTGTCGACGTGCCGACAGTACAAAACAATATCACCGTGTCGGATACATCTAGGTTTATTATTGTGTTTGGCTGTAATGACTACGGCAGTGCAACTCTTGACCCCATGCTGATTCGTTGGTCAGCACAGGATGACCCGTACAACTGGACGCCAGACCCAACTAACCAAGCTGGCTTTGTACGGGTATCACACGGTTCTGAAATTGTGGCTGTTGTGCAAACTCGACAAGAGGTTGTTGTTTTTACTGACTCAAGCGTGTACTCGCTTCAATACCTAGGCCCCCCGTACGTCTGGGCACCGCAGTTGCTTGGTGACAACATCTCTGTTATGAGCCCTAACTCGGCAGTGATTGCCTCTGGTGTTGTGTATTGGATGGGCGTGGATAAGTTCTATTCCTACGATGGTCGTGTGCAAACACTTAACTGTGACCTGCGCCGCTTTGTGTTTAGCGAACTTAACCAAGAACAAGCACTGCAAGTTTGCTGCGGTACTAACGAAGGGTTTAATGAAGTTTGGTGGTTCTATTGTTCATCCAACAGCACTGCTGTGGACAGATACGTCATTTACAACTACGCTGAAAAAGTCTGGTACTACGGAACAATGAACCGCACGGCTTGGCTTGACTCTGGGCTACAACCATACCCTATTGCCGCAGTCTACGATAGTAGTACTGCTAGAGGTAATTTGGTCTACCATGAGAACGGCATCAATGACAACGCAACAAGCACCACTACTCCAATCAACGCTTATATTAGCTCGTCTGAGTTTGACATTGGTGACGGACACAATTTTGGTTTTGTGTGGCGCGTCCTTCCTGACCTGACCTTTGAGAATGCAACGTCGTCTCCCACAGGCGCGGCGGCTACCACGACAATGACGTTGTATGGTCTAGCTAACTCGGGTTCGGGCGTAACAAGCACCGCAGGGCAACCTGTGGCTAAGAGCAGTTCTTATGCAATTACCGAAGAGTTCACTGGCATGATCTTTACCCGTATGCGCGGTCGCCAGATGATTTTTAAGATTGAATCAAATCAGATCAATACTTGTTGGCAGTTAGGTGCTCCGCGTATAGATATTCGTCCTGACGGCAGGAGATAGGGTAAACCCTCATGTCCACACAAAATAGGATTATTAACCCCGCTACCCCCAATTTACCGTTGGGGACGGATCAATACGAGCGCCGCTATCAAGATCAATTTGCCAACGTTTTGCGTCTGTACTTTAACCAACTACAGAATGCGCTTACAGAACTTACAGGCAACACAGGCGGTAGGTATTTGGGGTTTCCGTATGGGGCGTTTTCTTGTTTCTCTCAAACAGCGTTGACAGCCAATATCAATAACGCAGTTACCACTATTCCCGTGGTGTCTACAGCGTCTTTCCCAACTGCCTCTGTTGCAGCACCTAAAGCTTTTTATATTGATAACGAAACCATAACGTACACAGGCAAAACAGCCACATCGTTTACGGGTTGCGTTCGAGGGGCTTTGGCAACAACTGCTGCGGCGCATTTGTCTGGAGCGTCTGTCGAGGGTAAACAAATTGCCTTAGCGCCAGCCACTGCTTACGCTTTATTTTTTAACACAACCGATTTCTCAAACGAAATATCCCTAACAGGCACTACCAGAATGACGGTGGCAAATGCCGGTATTTACAACATGCAGTTTAGCGTTCAGCTTGAAAACGGAGATAACGCACCCCAAGATGTCTATCTGTGGTTAAAGCAAAATGGTGTGGATATTATTGGCTCTACGGGTAAAGTAGGTATGCCTCAACGCAAAGCTGTTAATAACCCATCGCATGACATCAAAGGTTGGAACTATTTCCTATCTATGAACGCGGGTGATTACGTGGAAGTGTGGTGGGCTACAGACGGAATAGACGTAACCATTCCGAACTACGTTGCCACGCCTTTACCCGCTAAACCGTCAACTGCTTCCGTCGTAGCTACACTTTCATTTGTGTCTGCGCTCTCAGCATGATAAACTTAATCAACCCCCATTTTGAGAGGCAACTATGAGCCTTGCTGTACTAGCCGACCACATGGCATCCAAGGGTCGCGGCCCTGATTCGATGCTTATCCATATGTCCCCACGTGAAGTGCAGGGGCTACAAGCTTTGGCCATGAAAAATGGCGGCTCCCTTACTATTAATCCAGAAACGGGTCTACCTGAAGCTGGCTTCTTGGATAAGCTGCTTCCAGCAATTATTGGTTTTGCTCTAGCCCCCATGACTGCGGGCACGTCCTTGGCTTTCCTAGGCGCGTCTCCTATGGCGTCGGCTCTGACTGTGGGCGGTCTTCAAACTCTACGTACTGGTGATATTGGTAAAGGTATCCAAGCAGGTCTTGGCGCTTATGGTGGCGCTGGATTACAGGCAGGGTTGGCTACTGCTGGAACGTCAGCAATTGGTGGAGAAGCCGCTAAAGCTGCTTCTGGACTTACCGGTGACATGACGTATAACTTAGCGGATGCTGGTAGTTCTTTTAGTAATGCTTTAGCGGGCGGAGAAACTGGAATTTTAGACAGCTCTGCTCTTAGCAATGAAGCCATTAAAGGAATCCAACAGCAAGCTGCTGCTGACAAAATAGCCGCTGCTACCCCTTTTGATAAATTGTCCGCTGGGTTTGATGCAGCTAAAGCCAACCCGTCAAGTCTGCTAACCAAAGACAACTTTAAATACGCGGCAGCAGCCGCTGCTCCTATTCTTGCAGACCAAGCAGTTAAGTCTAATTTGCCGACTACTGCGACAAAACCCGGCATGATTCGCCCATATTCTTTCGACCCATACGGCGGTTCATACACAGCCGGAACTCCTTACGAAGCCCAAGTAAAGAAAGCCGCAGATGGTGGACTGATGGGTCTAGCCGCTGGTGGTATGGCGGGTTATGGTGATGGTGACGATGTCCCAAGAAGGGTGGATTCTGGGGGGATGTTTGATTTTACTCAGCGCAGTGAGCCTGTTGTTCGCATGGCTGAAGGCGGTATTGCTGGGTACGCTACCGGTGGTGTAAGTGATGCCGACATCTTTAAGTACTTCCAAACCCCCGGCCTTTCAGACACGCAAATTGCCGCTGATATGCAAAAATATGGTGTGTCCGCCGCTGACATTGCACGGGCTACAGGAACGCAAGACCAGCAAGCCAACTATGAACAGCGTTTTGTAAACACCCTTGTTTCCCCAACTACAGATGCGGCTGAGTTCCAAAAAGCTACGCAAGCTGTTGGTTTACAAGATCAAGGTTTGACTAATGCTATGCAAGGCGCAGGGCTGTCACAAGGTGCTCAGTATGCTTTGACACAACCTGTTCAAAACGACGCGGGCTTTACTGGCGGGATTATTGATGCGCGTACTGGAAAACCTGTTGAGCTTTACAATCAGCTTGGCTACACCGCTGGCGCTTTACCGGGCGATCAAGCTGGTTTAGAAGGTTTGTACGGTAACATTAACTACGTCACAAGCGGGTTACAGAATCTAATAAACACAGGAAAAATGTCCGTAGCTGATGCTCAAAACGCAGCTCTTGCAGAGTTGTCTCGCACTGGCGTTAGCGTGGGGGATGTTAAAGCGGCAACAGGCAAAGACTTTGGTAGTTTGTTTAGACCTAAAACCGCTACGTCTGTTGTTCCACCCGTTGTCCCACCCATTGCTTTACCTAAAACCATAATTCCCGGTGTTAATGATTACGGCCTTGGTGGTACAGGCACATCTGGGCGTCTTGAAAATGTGTTGGGGACAGAGCTGCCACCCGGCGTAAGTGGCGCGGGCGCAACAACTGTTAACCCTAACGGCACAATCACAACTCGCCCTGACTTAAGTTTGCAGATGAAAGATGTACGTGATACGTACGAAAGAGGTGGCGGTAGTTTGGGTGTCAATAAAAACCTTTTTGCCCCTAAGACACAAGATGAACTTTTTGCAAGGTATAAAAATACCGGTGGTTCTAAGGCCGCTCTTGATTACTTAATGGGCAAAACGCCGTACGATCCTACGCCTTCCACAAAGACCGGTGAAATTATGAAGCCATATTGGGAGTCTGTTGGTAAGATTCCAGCGCAAGAAAATAATAGAAACAAGAAGTACGTCTTTGTAAATGGTAAATATGAACTTAACCCCGGTTATGTAAAACCATCTTACGTACTCGCTGGTGAGAAAGCTGCAGCGTTAACTAACCAAGATAAAGAACCCACTGACAGCCCCGGCGCTGGAAATAAATGGGTATGGAACTCCGTAGATAAGAATTGGGAAGCTAAACCTATTGGTGGTGAGACCCCAACTACCGGGCAAAATGACGGCGGTGGTGGCGGTGAAGCTAACGGCGGTTTGATGAGTATGGCTCGTGGCGGCATGGCTCAGCAGTTTAGTCTTGGTGATTACTCCGATGGTGGCCGACTGCTTCGTGGCCCCGGTGATGGTGTGTCTGACTCCATCCCTGCGTCTATTGGTGGTAAGCGCCCCGCACGTTTAGCCGACGGTGAATTTGTAGTACCTGCACGTATTGTGTCTGAGTTAGGTAATGGCTCAACCGAAGCTGGTGCGCGTAAGTTATACGCAATGATGGACAGGGTTCAAGCTGCCCGTAAAGGTTCAATCGGTAAAGGCAAAGTGGCTAAGAACAGCCGTGCCGATAAATATCTTCCCGCATAAGGAATAGACATGGCTACAAGCTCCACCCCAACACAAATTACACAAACAAACTACGGCTTTGCGCCGGAAGTTGCACCCTATGCAGAAGGCTTATTAGGCCAAGCCCAAGCACTGACTGACGTTGAGTACAACCCGTACATGCAGTATCAGGGTGAGCGTGTTGCTCAGTTCTCCCCACTCCAACAACAATCGTATGAGAATGCGGCGTTAATGCAACCTCAAGGTCAGTTGCAGGATGCGACTGCTATGGCTGGCACGGCTGGTTTGGGCGCACTTAACACTAGCTACACATACAACCCACTAGATCCACAGTCATTTGTTGGTGGTACACAAGGGTCTTACGATCAAGCTACCGGTAAATATACACCCGGCACTGGCACCTCTAGTCAGTATATGTCTCCCTATATGGGTGAAGTTGTTGCAAGACAACAAGCCGACGCTCAGCGTCAGGCTGACATTGCTCGTCAAACCCAAGGCGCTCAAGCTGCTCGTGCTGGTGCTTTTGGTGGTAGCGGTGACTATTTAATGCGTAGCCAAATGGCGGGTAACTTAGCTCGACAAAAGGGCGATATTGCGGCTACTGGATTGCAGAATGCTTACACACAAGCACAGCAACAGTTTAACCAAGAGCAAGGTCAAAGGTTAGCTGCGGGGCAATTAAACGCTCAACAAGGTCAGTTTGGTGCGGGTCTTGGTTTGCAAGGTTTGCAGACTAGTTTGCAGGCCGCTCAAGGTTTAGGTCAGTTAGGCCAACAGCAATTTCAACAGAACATGGGTATCAATGCGTTGCAAAACCAATACGGCTTACAGCAACAAGCGCAGATGCAGAAAGATATTGACACCAAGTATGGCGACTTTATGACTGCGCAAAACTATCCATACAAGCAACTTAGCTTTATGTCGGACATTATTCGTGGTGTACCATTAAGTGCTACGGGTTCAACCGTTTATCAAGCTCCTCCTTCTACAGCACAAAATATTACTGCTTTGGGTCTTGGTGCGGCTGGTATTAGTAAGTTATGGGGTGGTGCTAATGGCGGTGTGGCTATGTCTAATGGTGGCGGTCTCGGCGCACTTGCTTTGAACAACTTGGTCTAAGGAAAATATCATGGCAATTGATATGGCATCTGTCTATGCCGCACGGTATAGAAAACAACCTGACATGCTTCGTGCTGCGGTAATGGGCCAAAGTCCTGACCCCAAGTTAGACTCTTACACCGCATTGAACGCATTGCGTTTGGTTAAAGAAGCCGACATGATGGACATGGCAGGTAAGGCACAACAGCCAACTTCTGCCCCTTCTATCCTCGCTCAAAACTTGGCTCCCCCAGCACCCCCACAAGGTTTGGCCGGGATGATTCCTATGGGCGCACCTGCAGGTCAGATGCCACAAGGTATGCCACAGCGTGCCCCACAAGCTCCTCCTATGCAAGCAGCCTCTGGTGGTTTAGCTGGTATGTACACACCCGAAGAAGACTACGCTGCGGGCGGTATTGTTGCGTTTGACCAAGGTGGCCTTACTTTGCCCCCCGGTACACCGTATAACGAAAATGAAACAGGTACTTACGCAGAAGTAGATGGCGTTGATACAGATGTTGATACAGATGTCGGCACAGGTGATGCGACTAAACAATTCAACGCAATGCTGATGAAGCAGATAGCAAAGATGCAGGGTAGAGGGGCTAGAACAACAAGCCCAGAAGATATAAAAAAATTACGTGCAGATTTTTTAGCACGTGAAGTTAAAAATGCTGGCCCAGATATTTACGAGCCTGAAATAGCACGCGGTGCGCAAGACGAAACCGACAGAGCCAAGCGCCGTAATACTGGCGAAGCTATGGCATTACTTACCGCCGCTGGAAAAGTGTTAAAAGGCCGTAACATAGCCGAAGGCGCTAGCGAAGCGTTGCCAGCGTATGCAGGCGCAATGGGTGAAGTTGATCGCGCCGACCAAGCTATAAAAACCGCTAACGCCAAAATGCAGTTTGCTCTTAAGGATGCACAACGTAAAGAACGTGCAGGTAACAACCGCGCTGCAGATGCCGCTATGGAGAACTACAGGAAGTTCCAACAAGACGAGAACAAAGCTGAATTTGACAGAGATAACGCCGTGGCTAACCTTGCGGCTAAAGGTATTACAGGGAATCGAGCACGTGCGGGTGCTGGTGCTGGCCCTAAATACCAAGAACAAATTCTTCAGAACAATATAGATTACTTTAAATCAACGTTAAAACCAAAACCAAATGAAGCCCCTGAAGCGTTTGATGCGCGGGTGCGCAAAATGGCTAGCGATGAAACAGCACGTGCGCTAAAAACTTCGTTCTCTACTGGTGAAATTGGGGGCCTCAACGCTGCGACTCGACTTGCGCCTGTAGAACAGCGCGTTAACGCCGACGTTGTAGCAAAGTTAAAAGATTTTGAATCCGAAGACCGTGCATTTAGAGCAGCCAAACGTGCTAAAAATACAGCCGAAATGGATCGTTTGTTAACACTAGAAGAAGTTAGACTACGTAGGCTGTATCAAAATGCAGAACCTGCTAGTGGTGGCGCACCCACCACTGCACCAAAACCCAAAGTAATTAAACTTGATTGAGGCTTTAAATGCCCATCTATGAATACCAAGGTCAGCAATACGATATTGCTACTGAAGACCCGGCTGCAGCTAAAGCTAAAATTCTTAAGTACATTGGTACGCAGGGAGAAGCTAAGAGTGTAGACAAACCCCAAGCTAAGGATGCGGGTTTTTCTTTTGGTGACTTGGCTAAGTCGTTTGGTATGGGTGCTACCGGTAGCACTAAAGCTCTTACGGATGTTGCAGGCGCGGGCAATGCAGTGTCGGAGAAGTTAGACGAAGCTACTAAGAGCATCCAAAAAAGCATGACGCCTGAACGTCAGGCAGAACTAAAGCGCCAAGCCGCTCGAATGAAAACTGCCGAAGAGTCCGGTAGCATGTTGCAGGAAATGAAAGCCGGTGCGTTAAACGTTCTTGAAGCGCCCCTTCAATCTACTGCGCAAGCCCTTGGTTCTTTTGTTCCTTACCTCCCAACATTGTTTGCAGCCCCTGCTGCTGTTGCGTTGCGCCTCGGCCCCGCCGCAAGACAAGCCGTTATTAGTGTTGCTGAACGCGCCCCTAAAGTTATCGGTACTGCTCAAGGTGTTGGCGCAGTCAAAGGGTCTATCTACGAAGGCGTGCTTGAAGCTGAGATTAATGCTGGTGTGAAGCCAGAGGTTGCCAAGAAAAAAGCTGATGCGGCACAGGCTTACTTTGGCCCTAACTTTGAACAGATTGCCCTTGGTGGTGGTCTTGGTTTTGTAGCTGGCTCAAAAGGTGTTGAAGAGTTCTTTACTAAATCTGGACGTAATAAAGCTGCTAAGAATATGGGCCGCCGGGTTAGTGAAGCCGTTGTTAAAGAATCAATACCAGAGGGCGCACAAGGCGGCCAAGAAAGATTGGCGCAGAACATTGCTTTGCAACGTGCGGGTTATGACGTAGACACATTTGCAGGGGTAACTGGTGCAGCTACACAAGAAGCTTTAACGGGAGCCTTGGGTGCCGCGCCTATTGCTGCGGTATCTAGACCTACACCTACTCAAACTGAAACACAGGGGACAGCGCCCCCACCTCCACCATCTACGCCATCTGCGCCTCCACCTGCTACGCAAACAACAGCAACTACACCGGAACAAGTTCGCGCCGAGCGGATTGCCGCGCTTACAGAACTCAATATACAGCAGGGGATACCCCAACCCAACGCGGGAAATATTGCTGCGCGTAAAGTCGATGCAGAGTTAAAGGCCGAAGCCAAAGCTGCGTCTATTAAAATACCTGAAGGCCGTGTAGAAGAAATCACACAAGATTTAATTGCCGCTGGTGTTGACCCACAACAGGCGGTGATTGACGCACAAAGGTTAGTTCAAGAGGAGGTACAAGCAGATGAGCTTGCGCAGAACGAAACAAGAGGAGCAGCAAATGTTGTTGAGCCTGTCAGTACTCCAAGTGGAGAAAGCGTTGATTTGGCTGGACAGTCCAGTGCAGAGCCCACCACCGGAGGAGCTATTGAGCCTGTCACAAGTGGAGTGGTATCTACTAGACCGGATGTTGCAGGAACTCCTGTTAGAGAAACAACTGAGCAAGCTCCACTAG